CTGCCTAACTTATCAGCTACATTAGAAAGCTCTTCATCACCAAAGAAATGATTATAGTCAGGGTGATAAATATAACCGAACCGGGAATAGTAAGCCCTGTCCATTATAGGCAGCGAAATTATATTATCTGAATTAATACCATTTACCTTTATTCCGTCATCAGTTTTTACAACATAGTCATAATGCCCCGCTAAAGCATCCAATAATGATTTATCCCAATGCTGCGGGCAATCAAAATCATCCGACACATTTATAAATAAGTCGCCCTTTGCCCATGTAGCCGCAAGGTTTAATTGCTTTACCATATTGGCGTGCGGGTGTTGATGAAGTGTAATAAAACTAAGCTCGCCAACCAGATCATCATACTGATTTCTTAAAGGATCCTGAACGGATATACATAGTATGTACTCAATATTGCCGGGGTCACTTGCTTTAAGCATCCAGTTTTTAGCTGTTGCTATAGCCATTTCGGGCCGCCCGAATGATGGATGAAGTATAGTGATTGTCATAATTAAAAAACCCCCATTGGCCGGAACCTTTGAGGGAATTAAGTGAGCCTTGCGGCATCATCTCATTTCACATTCCGGCGTGTAATGAGATGTTGGAATGCTAAGTTACTACTTTTATATAACTTTTATATAACTTTTATATGCCGCCGTTAATTCAACCTCGGCCACCACATCTTTTGGAACCTGCCGAATATTTACCGGCCTTATTTGATGACCGCAATTATACCCACCCCGGTTGACAAAGAAGGTACTGGCATCTGTACCAGGTATCATGCCGCCGGGTAATCCCGTTTTAGAGTTTAACGGCACTTTTGTTTTTGCGCCGTCTTTTAAATAATATAAATTTTCAGCCCTTAATAATTTTGGCACCTGGGTGATGTGAAAGTAAGGCTGATCAGTCATTGCATCACAGAAAGGCCTCGTAGTATCAATATCAGTATTGTCATATTTAAACCACTCATAGCCTAGATCTGAGGCAACTATATTATTATATTGGGCTGAATATTGATTAAGTGAATCAACAGTTATTTGCTTTGCATACCTATCCAAATACCCCTTTTGTTCGGTGTTTAATAGGCCATCCCTTAGCGTTGCGGTTAAATCCTTATAACTGCCGCCGGTTGTAATGGAGGCTTTTAAAATAGCTGTAATCCTGTCCCCTACATTCACCCCGATACCGGATTCCGTAAGCTGGTTAACCGTTGTGCTGATAGCCTGCTTTCTTAATGCTGTCAATACTTTTCTGGGAGTGAATTTTTCCTCCTGCGATTTCCAGTACTGGTTTTGCAATACTGTAATTTCATTAAAGGCTTTGGCAAATACTTTTACCTCCGCTTTATATTCATCAGTAACAACTATGCGTATCATCTTACTTCTTATTGAGGCAAGTATCGAAAGGTTTTTGGCTGTTACCCTTACCCGGCCATCCTTGTATAAATCAAGACGGGCGGTTTCCTCATTAATGGAATCAAACATTGCCCTTTGTGCTTTGGGAATGTTTTTATTGAAACGCTTAATAGCGTTCTGAATCTTTTTTAATATATCAGAATAATCAGACATCTTCCTCCATAACCGGTATTAAGTCGCTATTGGCAGACGTTATTTGTTCGGAGGCGTAACTTTTTATTTTATCTTTTTGTTCTTTCAATTCCAAATCAGCAAAGCCTTCGATTTCATCCAATGCCCGCTGGACAAACTCATGAATATTCGAGGATATAATATATGTTTCCAAAGTTATACCCCTATTTGAAAGCCTTACCATTTTATCATCTTCGCTAATATTACTAAGCGGGTCAAGAGATAACACAAGCTCTACCAACTCACGGATTGAGGGGTCATTATTAAAAGCCTTGTTTGCATATTCGGCCTCAATAGCGTTGGTGATTACCGGATTCACTTTACTATCCTTAATGTTTTTTAGTTGCTCTTCCAAATGTGATGAGGATAAAATATCATACTTTTCAGGCACCGCAATTTTTGGAACCATTTCATAAATATCCTCCATCTTGTAAATCATTCTATACCTGTAATTCGCTATCATTAAATAAATCCAATCCATACACCTTACTATATCCTCCGCAATAGAGTGTACGGTATTATTAAGCTCATCTTTATCAACCTCCTTTGCAACTCCTGATTGCGATAGCGGCGTTGTGGCTATAAATTCAAAGTTAATGGAGGCCAACCCGTTTATTATATGATTATAAACACTTTCCTCCTGAACCTTAATTATCTCAACATCTTTTTCGATAAACCCGGCCGGCGGTGTTGGCGGCGTTGTAGTTGCCGCCCCCTCCATTGAGTTTAGCGGCCTTATCATTATTTTAGAATAAGGGCCGGCCACCACATATCCGTTATGACAGGATTTATTATCACACAAGCAAGTTGTTGCAATAGAGGAATCGCAACCAACGTACCAAGACGGGTTTTGTCTTTTACCGGTGCCTTTACAGGTGGTGCATTCATGCTGGGTGTACTCCCATCTTTCGGGAAACATATGCATAACCTTTGCGGCCTGCAAGTCGCTGTATTCTCTCACCGCCTCGTCAAACTCAGGTACGACACCGGATATACGACTTTCGTATAAACACTTTTCCCCGTGAGTGTCAACAATTACAGCACCTATTTTATAAACAGGCAATTCGCCTAATCCATGCTCGTAATCTACCACGGGCGTCATTGTGCCTCTGCCGTCAGTTTGATCGTACCTAATTATCTTTTCAGTAGTTACTAAGTAATAACTTTTGCCTGGGAAACTCCCTTTCGATGTAACGAAAACACAACCCAAAGGATTTACCAACACAGCATAATCTTCATAAACGTAATCTAAAACATTTACTGAATCTACAATTTGAACAACCGGCTCCAAAAACCTGTTATCGAAATTCAGCTCTTTTGGGTAGCAGAATAAAACAGCGTTCGGGTCTGTTGTATATTTCTTTAACAAAACGGCAAAAGCCCAATTCGTTATAGATGTAAATTGAGGGTAATTAAATTCGCAGTAATCCTTTAGAGTTTCGCCCTCTGGTATTTTAGGAAAATCGCCCTCATACCTTATAGACCAATCCGAAGAACGGCGAATCTTTTGAAGGCTGGAAATTATCTTTGAAAAGAAAGGCTTTGTTTTTGGCACCCATATTTTTTTTCTGTACTCCAAAACCTCAGCTGATTCATTGGGCCTACGGTCTGTAAGTAGCTCACAGGGGTCAAGCCCGTCGGCGTGAACAAGTATTGCATCTGCTTTTTTTACAGCCCTTTCATAAAAACAATGCCGGTATTTTATCTCCGTCCCGAAATAGTTTTTTAATTCTTGTGTTGAAAACTCTAGTTTAGGCATAATTTACATTTTTATACGGTCGGGCATGACCGCCTTTTTTGATTGCAAAGTAAATAAATATTGCAGCCCTAAAGTCCGGTGTGCTGCCTTACACACATTATTGTAACAGGTTTTCATTACACCACTGGCAAAGTTGCCGCCAACGGATAGTAAATAAAAGCTATTCATTATTTCTGGTAATCCTTTCCCCTCACCGTGTAGCCGGTGCCAGTATGCCGGTGTCCACTTATATTCATGCGGATCAATATTCATTTTTGCCGCAGCTATGTTTATCGCTAATTCATCCGGGGTATGCCCCGCAAACTGCTTAACCTTTACTTTTGGATTTGAGTAAACTTTTTTCGCTTCCTGAAATAGTTTTTTTGCATCTTTGGTAAAATACATCACTTCACTTCTCCATTGGTAAAATTTTTCCTCAAGATTATACACTTTCTTTGCCTCCAAAGGATCAGTCCAATAGTGGTACATTGTATTGCCATAGTCAACCCCTGTCTTATAATCATAATATCCCTCCGTTATTGAGGTAAAGGAAACACCTGATAATTCATTAAATAAATCTGAAGGCTTTTGTTTTGGTAACCAAATCATATCGGCATCAAAATAAAGCGTTTCGTCATAGGGTGTATAATCAAGCAAGCAAAGTTTTGCAGCAAAAGCATTGTCCTTTATTTCTATAATGGTATCGAATATTAATTTTTGCTTATCGGATAAATGCGATAATCCTGTACCGTTGTGCAAAACCGTTATCGGCATATTTTCTACGGCCTTTATACTG